CTATATCTTCAAAAGTAGTTGGCACTAAATCAGTTACTTCGACTGCCTGCTCCCACGGTCGCATTATCAAAAGAGTATGAACAACAGACCCCAACACATAAATAGACGGGTTGGAATCTTGCTTTGCACCTTTTTCTTCTATAAACGACATAATGTAGTTACGAACAAAATTGGTTTCGCCCAGGTAAAGAGTTTTGTGTGTTTTATTCAATGCAACTTTAATTCTGGCTGTGTATATCTCAAAGTTGTCAGTCTGGTTATAGTCAATCGGTCTAGATATTCTTACCGGTTCTTGTTCTGTATCTTCTATATTTAATTCGTTAACAATACTCATTAGTTGTAAAGGATCACCCCACCAATTTGTAATAATCCCTTCGCCGTATTCTTTCTGTATCTCTTTTGCCTTTGCAACAAGCTCATAAGCATCATCAGTTTCAAACTCGTCAATACAGTCAAAAGTTATTGTATCATCATATTTAACGCCAATTGTTAGCAAATACCCATTGTGAGAAAATGTAGGAAGTATTATACCACCTGTAATGTGAGAGTAGAGATTGTCCTTAGCATCTCGGTAGGCATAATCACGGACATTAGCCTCAATTCCCTCCATCTCTGCAACAAAAGCATTGGTGAAAGGGTTGCCGTATGTTTCTTTTTTAAATCTCGGCATTGTTTTCTTTTATTCTTTTAATATTAGCATCTTGACTTTTTTTTAATGCGTCCAGGTCTATTGTTCTTTCAGCGCAAACCGTCCACCAAGTGCAAATATTATTTTCTTTAAATGCACATTCCGTAATGCACTCTATACCACCTCCGTGACTATCTATATTTTTAATAGTCCTGTGAAGTCCCATAGTTTCAAGATATATTGATCTTGCGTATCTTTCAACCAGCCTGGGTGTTTTTGTTATACAACCTGTAACGTATGCGTCTTTTACCTGTGTTATAAACCAGTCTATAGATATTTCAATTATTTTATCTTTCATTCAATTGGTGTCTCCTCCGAAGGTTCACGCCCTACAATCTCAAAAAACACATCAAACAATTCTTCAAAATCGTTGATTCCCCATACTATATCATTCTCATGATCTAACAAATATTGATTTAAAATTGCTTCTGTTTCTGGTTTCATATTAAAGTCTTAAGCCTATGCAGATTTAAGCCTTTTATTTTTTTAACGTTATAATTACAACCACTTACAAAATCACTGTTTTTTACTGAAATCATGATAAATCCATGCCTTTTATAAATGTTTTGTACGCACCTTCGTGAGAATACCTCAAAGCATCCATAATGTGGTTGTTTGCATCAATAATAATCGGCAAGATATTGTCCGTATGTGGATCTTTCTTATATTTATAGTGTATAAACTCGCTGATTGTCTCAACACACCGAGGGTCTATCACAACATCAAATCCTTTTATATACTCAATACCGTCTTGTATGCTGCCTTTTCCCTTTTTAGATCCTTTGATATGGAAGCCTTCGTCTTTAACAAAGTCTATCGTATCCGGTCTTGCACTATCCCCAATCAAGGGCCATTGCCTTGAACCAGGAACCGTATCAATAAAAGCAGCTATATCAACAGTCTTAACACCTTTCCCCCATGCTTCATAATCAATATACATAGTCTCGTCTTGAATCCATGACCTGATTACAGCCATTGGGTCTGCTGCGAACCCCCAATCAACACCATATTTTAAGATTGCATCCTTCGGAGGTTTCGGTACTTCTTCAATTCTCCAACATCCGTGCATAACCTGTTCGTCACTCTGCTGGACTGTCTGGCCTTCCCAAACGTGGAGATATTTATCAAAGTCTTTTGTCTTGCAGAACTCCATTTCTTCTCTTAACACGTCGGGGAACCACGGGTTATCGTAATATTGAACATCAATAACGCAAGATCGTGGAGGCTTAATCTCGTCTGAAAACATTGCGTGAACTGGATCGTCATCGAATCTTGGATTGTATGAGAACCAAATTTCTGAACCTTCTTGGCGAATCGTAGGAATTAATATGTCCAAAGATATTTGCGAACAAGTGTGTGCCTCTTCTACCCATGCGAAGTCTACCCCTTCTGTTGACTTTATACCGTCTGGGTCAGATCTAAGCCCAGCAAATATAAAATTAGAGCCTGTACGCTTGTGTCTTATCTCACTTAGAGTCGATTCGAACTCCTCTTGTAACCCAAACTTTTCTATCTGATCGTCTAATATTCGTTTTACTGAATCTTTTATAGAACGCTGAATCTCACGACAACATAAGATCCTATGCTTTCCGTTTCTTGCGTATCCTATTAGCGCTGCTGCAAATGACCTTGAATTATGGGTAACTGTACCATCTGACAAACAAAACAAATTGTCACTGTCAACGCTAAAACCATAATATTTACCGATACCGGCTGGCTTTACAACTAAATACGATAATGTTTTATCTTTATTAGGTTTAACCCCATGACAAATTTTTCTCTTTATTTTGCATGGTATTTTATCAACAAACCCATTTATTCCGACAGCCCAAGCCACACCCCTCACGCCATTATTTGTGCAAATTGTTGATTTCTTTATTATAGTAGTTCTAAAACCTAAAGAATCGACAAGCCTTTTGACATCATATATAAGTTTTTTATTTGCTAAGGTTATCTTATAGCTACCCCTGCCATTATATGTGCCATCGGTATCTATTAAGCCTGCAAGTAGTTGCAATCTTACATTCTCGGAATTAGATATATAACTATCTGGGATATGCTTATTAAGTATCAAATTATAAGATTTAAATAAATCTTTTAATGGGTTTTGACGCCCTTTATTACCTACTATCCTTGATAGTCCTATATTTTGTGCTTTACCTTTTTTTGTGCAATAAGTTGCTTTTACATTATAAGTTGGTGCTATTTTTTCTAAATAATTAACTATTTCTTTATCGGCTGTTGTGATTACCATATCCCTGCTATGCCCGTCTCCCAACCAAACCCCCAATAAATATGGGTCTATCGCTACTTTCTGCCCTTTAAACTTTATAAGCCCAGCCCTATACCCCCTGAAGTTTTCCTTCCATCTATTTGATTGTTTTAAATATTCGGATACAGAAATATTGACGATACCTCCCCATCCAGGGTATCTACCGTTAGGACATTTATAATTACCAGATTTTAATTTTATGCCCCTATCTTTAGCGCAGGATTTAGATTTTTTTAAAGACAAGATATGGTCTTTGTTGACGGTATAGCTAATAGCAGACGTTTGATTTATTTCAAACATTTCAGACTCACCAACCATCGTATCTATGACATTCCTCGGTCTAGAGTCTGGCCCCATAAGCTTATCACCGATTATGATATCTTCAACATTTTTTAGCTTACCGTTATACATTAACACTGGCGTACCAAGAGCAAAACACTTTGCACCACCACGACCGCCTCTAAATACTTTATATCTAAAGTCAGTCTGCAATAATGGTTCAAATATTTCAGGTATTTCAGCTTTTATTTTTTAGTCTCCGATTTAACGAGAGTAAATTGTGTTACTTCTACAGGCCCACCACCTGGAGAAGATAGTGTGTTGTCTGACTTATCATGGTATCCATGCTTACCTAACACAAGCTTAACTATGTTAGAGTTAAATTTCCCTGTAAGCCCACTATTGATTAAGATTTGATGTTGTTTTTGTAAAATTTCTTCTAATATCTCCGAAAATTCTTTCTTATCTTCATGCCCTGCCCAATCATACAGAGTTGATGACCTAATGCCACAAGCTAATGCAACCCCTATGTGAGATGGTATAACGTCCCCTAATAATTCGAAATTATTAACATAATGGCGTGCCTTTTCAAGTATGCCTTTATTATATTTCGTTGGCCTCCCGACTTTAGCCATGATACCTCTCTATGCTTTAACCTTCAAAACGCTAAATTTGCCTACCTTGTTGAGTTGTAATGTTCCACTTTTTGTTGAATCTTTGCAACTTATTGCTTTTTCTATACTATTCCAAATAATTTGGTCAAAATTCTCTCTGTAATTATTATTAGCTACTCTTTGATTTGATTTTGATTTGATTGACATTCTTTTATTCTTTCCCTTGCTGCTTTTAGATCTTTAGCATATTTTTTATCATCCCAATCCGGTTCGTCTCTTGCATATTCTTTTGCAGTTTTTGTAACCGGTTCGTGCCTAAATATTAGCATCAGTATACTCTACCAGTGCTGTAACATCCACTTGTTGCACCAGGACTACTTTTACCCTTCGGTCTTATCACCTGTGACTCAATATAATCTATTTTTTTATTTAGTATTTGTATTTTACCACCTCTGTCTAAAAAAGATTTTATTGTTTCTTTTTCTTTCCCCCTGCTACTCTTTGTTTTGTGAGTCTCAAAGTTCATTAATAATGTCAACTATATCAGATATTTAGCTACAGCACAAACAAAAATAGCCCTCATCGGTATACTCAATTGTATACCGACTTGGACTATCGACGAAGGAAGAGAAAAATGAAAAAATCAAACTTACCATCCTACATAAATTGTGTTCACTACTAAAATTAATATATACAAAAATATCGTGTTTATGTCAATAGCAAACATTTTAATTATTCGATTCCAACCACTTTTCCCGAAGGTAAGATACGACTAAAATTACTCGTTGCAACGGTTATTATTTCTTGCCGCCAGCGCTGGATGCCTTGCCTGATTGCAGCCGGGTTCTTTCTATATAATATCTCAGCGATTTCTTTTAACGTAAACCCATTTTCATACATTAACACCGCAGTTCGTCGTTCTAGAGTACTATATTTCCCTGATCTGTGTCCCATTTTGTCCTCCTAATGTTTTGTGTTAAGTGGCAGGCGGTTATTCTGGACAATGTTTACAAGAATAACCATATCCATCACTGCCACATACTTTACAAGTAGAAATCTCTTTAGCCTGTCCAGCTTCAACAACTTGATTAGGAGGCTGTTTGATAGGGCAATAAGCTTCATTGCAGTAGACAGGTCCATTCTCATACGCACAATAGCGTAAGCCGTCATCCATATAATGACTGGGACAATCGTGAAATTTAACGGTAATATTCCAAGTTTTTAACATACTAATAGTCCTCCTAATAATGCAGATCAGCGGCAAGGTACGCCGCCCGTTGCATTAGCTGATTATAAAATTACGCGCCTAAAGTTAGTATTAAGTCCATAATAAGGGTGCACAGGGCGCCACCAATGTATAATTGCCAATCTTTTTTGCATAGCTTTAAAATAATATATGTCCAAACTGTTGAAAATATAAGCCCTACTAAATTTTCCATTTTTCCTCCAAGTAATTTTTATAATATTAAGTTCACCGGCGCTCTATTACGTCGGAGCAAGTAGGGCACATTAATTGTGGTAGTTCATAATCGCCACAATTTTTGCACTGGAAAGCGTCCGTTGCAACGGTTATTATTTTTTCGGTATTAGTTACCATTTTCCATTCCTCATCACACGCCATGCAATGATAAATTTCTTCATCACGCTTTACTGTTGCACAGTTGCAGATAGGGCAAGTCATTCTCTTATATAGTTTTGACATCGTTCCTCCATTCTAAATAAAAATAATATTTTAATTCATCAGCAGCTTTGCTGCCTGTTGCAATGGTTATTATTTTTCGTGGTCGAATAAATCTCTTGGTAGGACATGATATCTAACCAAAACCCCTTCAACAACGGCTCCTGGTGGGGCGGCATCTTTAGCTTCTTGGTAAGAAGGGAATGCCATAATATCAGTTTCTTTTCTTGTCCAACCACCCACCCTCCAATTGTCAGGGTAGTATCCATACTTCCTTTTAAACGTGTAGTACAAAGGGTTTTGTGGCAATGGTGACATTTTACCTCCTAAAGAAAAATAATGTCCTAAGTTCACCGACGAGCGTAGCGATGCTCGTTGCAACGGTTATTATACCTGCTTAAACCAACCATGTTTAATAGACGAATCATTTATTTCTTCATCAAACTCAATTTCATCAAAATTGTCATTCTGTTCTAAACTAACAACAAGCTTACTCGTACTGGCTGCGCTCCTCAAGATGGTTGCCTTGTGTTTTACGAGTAACGTTTCTAACTCCTTTAGAAATTCATTCATTTTTCACTTCCTTTTCGTTAAGGTATGATAAGTAGTTATGTAGATCTGTGTAACTTGTAAATTGTAATGTTATCCAGACCAGCATGTTATATTTAATCAATTCTTTTTTTGCCAAAATAAACAGCCAAAGCCATTAAAGATACACCGATCATATTAATATGATTAGCGTTTTCATTCATTGCCATTATTAATCCTGACATTCCGGTTAAAACATATAACAAATTAATTACTTTTTCCATTTTGGCATTTCCTTTTATTATTTAAGTCTTAGAACTGAGCCGAAAGAAAGTATATCTTCTTTCACAGAATTATAAATATCTTTATAATGTCTACCAATAGTCATATATTTTTTTAAACTTTTTTTAGCTAATCTTTCAGCAAGCAACAGTTCAGATATTTCATAAAGATTCATTGTGTCACGCAGTTTCGGCTTACTCTGTGCCATTAATCCAAGAGCTTTATATGTGGCATTTGTTATATGCTTGTAATAAAACTTAGCAGATTTGCTTCCTTGGTTTGTGGCATAATCAACAAATTCTTTTATAACATCTGTTTCCTCAAGTCTTGCAAGCTTGCCCTGTTCTCTTTGGATCAACCATTTAGGGTCCGTTGCATTTTTGTCAGCAATCAAAATATGCTGTTCCATTGCATTAAATGCTGCAATAAATTTACCTTGCCACTGGCGAGCCTTTTTTGTATCGAATCTCATACCAAGAAGAATAAAACAATCACGATTTAATAAATACGCTTTATACTTTTTACCTCTATATTCTCTATCCTCAATTTCAAATTTAGGGTGAAAGCCTGTCACTCTAAAATCATCTAATTTCGGGATTAATGTTTTCATTGCTTGAGAGACTTTGGCGTGTTGCATCCCAAATTTTCTTGCGATTACTCCTGTGTCACAATAAATCTCATTTCTTTTAAATTCTACTAATTCCATTTTGCACCTTACTATTTATGGTTAATATTTACAGTACATAATATAACTCTTAAATAGTATGATGTCAACACATTATTTCAATTAAGTTTCGATAAAATTCATATCAGGATTCTGTTTCAATAAAAGTTTTTTCTTTATCAAATAAACATCAGTCTTGGTCGCATTTCCACCTTTCACATCTTCAATAATCAATCTACCTTCTTGAGTATATCTAAAATCAGCATAATAATTAATCGGGTAGTAAGTCTTACCCATATGTTTAAAACCGTCCTGTAGCTTAAATTTTGGCTGTAATTCAAGGTTTTTGATAAACCCACAATGCTCCTGTAATTTTAATTCTTTATATCGCTTACTTTCCTTGATCGAATCGAATTTTAGTCCATCTACAACAGTCTTTTTGTTGTTGTATTTCTGCTTTTTTTGTTTCGGATATAAATTTTTATATGCTTTTGGTAAATAAACCATCATATTCCTTTAATCTTTAAGTTACCTGAATGAATTTTAAAATGACATTTTGTGCAAACTAAAGCTAAATTATCAAGATTATCGTTGCCAGAACTACCGAATGTTTTTATGTGATGGGCTGCCGATTCGTTTCTTTGTAACCATTTTCCACAACATTGACATAAATGGCTTTCTCTTTCACAAAGAGCGTCTACTCTGTCTTTCCATGCTTTGCTATTTCTTTTGAGTTTTTTCATCTTATGTCCATTTCGCTTTTAGCAACTGATAACAACGATCTGTAAGCGTCTAAATTAGCGTGGAGCCTTTTCACATTTTCCCTGCAAGCATGGAATATACCCTCCGCTTTTCGCATTTCGAACCTTTCGTCAGCTACTTTGCCTTTTACAATCGCAGGAATTAATGTAACAGACTGGCCCTGATCCTTTAAGTCAAGTATGCATATACTTTTAGCGACCAAATAATCCCTTTCTGTGCTTGCCATTTTTTCAGATAGCTCTTGGTATTTAGATAATGCAGTTTCAAGCTCTTTACATTTTTTAATATATGCCAGCTTTAGTGTTTTTATCTCTTGGTAATCTTGCATATTTACTCCCTATACTCACCACATTTCATTAATGAATCACCGTCTAACCGTCTTAGTTTTGTTTCCTCCCATACCACTGCCCAATTTCTGCAACCCTTTGAATAAATTGTTCTAAATTTTCAGTCCTGGTATCGTCTGAATCACACCAATATTCTGATAATTGGTCTATAAGTTCATTTGGTAATACATTTTTAGGTTTGAAATTTAATACATCCATTATTCCTCCAGTAGCATTGTTTTATTATTTTTCTGGTTTGAAGTAATAATCAAGGTGACTTTCCAAAACATCGAAGTCACTAAGCTCCAAATCAGCACACTGGTGACAAAGAGTTGGGGTGTCATAATCTTGGCTTTCCCATAATTTGTCTGATGCATCAATAAACTGTTCTGGTGTGTCTATCTCAACGTCACCAATGTAAAAGCTTGCATTAGTGGTAATGTATACTGGTACTTTCATCGTCACTCCTTTTTTAAAAATAATGTCGTAAATCACTGGCTAAGAGCCCGTCCGCAATCGCAACAATATTTATGACTCGGGTGATTTATTTTGGTGTAATTACAATAATAACTGCAAGGCTCTTTGTCCACGTGCATTGCAGTATTGGACGGCTGGTCATCAAGGGGGCAAAACTTTGGGAACCTTAACAGAGTGTCCGGTAATATTTCCTGAGAAAAACCGCACCATTGCTTTCCAATATTTCCACCTGTCCTGATAATGTTACGTTCAGGACACGTTAAACAACTTGCTACATAGATAATTTTATTCATAGTCCGCTCCAATATTAAGTTCTACGGCTCGCCCGTAGCAACGGTTTTATTATATTAATTGTTTTAGGTTTTCTGCTAGTATTATTTTTTTAAAATCTCAACAAACTAACAAGCTTTTTTAGTTGCTCAATGATTATTTTATATCTATCAATCTCAATTTTTAGTTTTGTTATTTCTTCGTGCATTTCTTTTTTTGTCATTTTAAACATCTCCATATTTAATTATATTATTAAAGTTAAAACAGCCTTTTTTAATATCAAATTTCGTTGTGAAATCACTTCCAGGTATTCCATTCCGGCACTTTGCCATTATGATTTCTGTAAAAGACTTATCGTGTTTTTCACCTGCGTTATTTTTTAATCCGTAAACCCCTGGTCTATAGATGAATAAGATCACATCCCCGTCCTCTTCTATCGCCCCAGTCTGCTTGAGATATATCATTTGTGGACGTTTTGTTGCTGTTTCTTCAACCTTTCTACCCAACTGACACAACACAACTAATGGTATTCTTAATTCCTTCTTTAACTCTGCTAATCTGTTACTATTCTTTGTATAACCTTGAAATTCAGATAGGCTTTTAGCGTATGATATTTTAGATAACTGATCTATAAAAATAATCTTACACCCATCTTTTTTCATTCTTCTACATCTTCTTACCACATCTTCAATACTCGATTTTGAATCATTCATTTGTATTGGCAATGTTGATAAAGTATCTGCTGCCATATCTATTTTTGAAAAATCTTCCCTTGTTAATTTGCCAGGGTTATAAAAAGTTAAAGAGTTAATCCCTGTCTCTGCCGACATCATCCTGTCCGTTAATTCTTCCTTGTCCATTTCAATTGACAACACACCAACTTTTATATTTTGCAATCCTATATGTTTAACCATTGCAAGCATTAGTGCGGTTTTCCCCTGCCCAGGTCTTGCAGAAATATAAATTAATCTTGATCCTGATACAAACATTCTGTTTTCTATACCAACCAAGCCAAGATTTATCCCAATTTTGTTTTTTGATTTCTGGCTTTTATCTATCCGGTTAACAGTATCCATCATTAACTTTTCAGAATCATAAAATTTATCTCTTGCTCCTGTTGGCTCAACTGACATTATTTGCTCTTGTGCATATTCAATAATTTTATCCGGTGCGTCTGATTGTTTACATTTATCAAGAATATTCATACAGGATATCATCAAGTCTCTTGCTTTTGAATAGTCTCTAACTTTCTTGGAATATTCAAAAGGATTTAATGCTACCTCAGAATTATCAGCAATATTTGTAAGGTGTTTACCTATTTTATCATCAAGATACCCCCTTGATTCTAATACAGCACCAAGCATGGGTAATTCAATCGGGTCTTTTCTGGCTTTTAATACCAGCATTGCACCAAATATTTTCTGGTTCATTGAATTGTAAAAATCAATAGGGTCTAAATCTATTATTTTGTGTATATTGTCAGGCATTAAAATTATAGATGCCAGCAAATGGTCTTCTATGTCTGTATTGTGAGGTAAAATCATAATCTCCTTAAAATGTCTTTTTAAATATTAAGACGTTTTGGTGTATTTTTACAAGCTTTTTACTTTTCATATTCCCCGATGCTCTCATACTTGCACTTGCTATCATATTTAGTAAAATAGCTTCGTTATAAAAAGACATACCACACTCTTTAAAAGCATTTATAGTATCTGGGACAAAACCTATAAAATTACCCTTTTTATCTCTTACCTCCCCAACAACGAAACAAGCATACCCCCCAGATTTTAATAAAGAACATGATTTTCTTATAATCTTTGTATATGATTCTAAGAAAGAATGATAATCCATATTAGAGATATCCCCATCCAAATCACTATATACCTCAAGATTTGCGTATGGAGGGCAACTAAAGACAAAATCAAATTTATTCAACCATTTATCTTTTAATATTTCGTTAGAATCACCAACATACCAAGATGGTTGGTTATTTATATCTAATATGTCGAGGGCTTGATCTCTATTGCTATCAATTTGTTCTTGCCTTATATCTACACCAGTATATTTAAAACCAAGATAATTTGCTACTATACCACGCACAGAACCACCAGAAAAAGGGTCAAGTATACTCCCACCATCAGGACAAAACCAATGATATAATACTTCGCATAAAGCAGGATCAAATATTGAAACATATTTTGCAGAATTTTTATCTCTTTTTGTGGTGTCCATATTTATTACCACAGAATCTCTGCCTATTTCGCTTTTCATCCCAAGTCTTGCCCATTGCCTTTTTCTGCCTTGCCAAGATCTGCTTTTTGTATCCAATATAGAGAATGGTGGCTCTTTGAATTTGCTTCTCAATAAAGGATTTTCAATTATTTCATCTCCAAAAATATCTATATTATTCATATCCCATATTCCTTATTCTCTTGATCTATTTCAGATTGAGATTTTATTTTAATTTCACAATTGCCGTTTATTGGTTCAAGTTCATCTTCCCATCTTCTTTGATTTAGCCAAGTTGTAAAATGTGGTATGTATTTTTCATTCTCCCATTGTTCAGATTTGCTTTGTATTTTAATTGAATCAAGAATTATTTGTAAAGATGGTATTGGTTCTTTTATCTTTTTGTATATTTGGAACCCTTTTGATTTTCCTATTTTTCTTGGATATGCTTTCCAGATTGTTTCAAAATCTTCTGTATATATTTCTTTTCTTTTGTTCTTATGTTCTTGTTTGTGGTTACTTGTTGGTTGTCTGTTGGTTACATGCTGGTTAGATTGCTGGTTGATTACTGATTCTTTGTTCTGGTAAGTGTCCCAATTTATTATAGTTATTATGCTAAATTTGTTGGTTGTTTTGATGGTTAGATTTTTACACTTTTTTAAAAAAGATAAACAAGTCCTGATTTTCTGTTCTGACAACCATGTTTCTTCAGCAGCTTTTTTACGCCCAAAGATAAACTGTCCAGGTTGTAATATTATTTCTTGGAATCCAACCACTTGCTTATAATCCTTTTTATGGTTTGCTTTCATTAAACAATATGTCCAGAATATCCACACATTGTGATTCTTAATTAATCCAGTATCTATGGATTTTCGCCATAGCTTAACCCACCCGTCAACCATTTTAAACCTCTTTGGATGGTTCTCTTATTGCTGTCTTTGGAATACCTATTTCAGCCAGCTTCCGAACATAAAAAGGGCTTATAACAGAGTTTCCAGTTATCCAATTAGAAACAGTGATCTCACTTGTACCTATTTTTTTTGCGACATCTTTCTGAGTCATACCTATAAGCCTAATTTCTTTAGCCAACAACTTTTCTTTTTTCAATTTAAATCTCCTTTTATTATAATGATCCTTCCACTTGAATCATATAGTACCTTAATATTGCATGAATGTCAAACTATTTTTATTTGTACTTGACTTTAACTTTCATTGTGATATTATTTAGACACTCAAGCAAGAAACAAGGTCACTGATTGAGTTCAAACCGGCAACAAGCTTGATGATGATTTCATATTACCTGATCTGTCAGACCACGAATGTTTGTGCGAGGAAGATGTGTTGGATGAAATCAAAGCATTTTATAAGAGTTTGGAGGATAATTAAAATGGAACCACGCTTTGCAATTAAATGCTGTTCTGAATTAATAGCTTTGACAATACCAGAAATGGAAAAGGTTGAAGTTGAAATTAGGTCATTATTGATGGAGAGGGCATATATTCAGACCCATCCAGAAAAATATGATTCAAAATTGCACGTTGGAATATTTGCACCGGAAGAAATCAAAAACCTTTCACAAGGTATGAGGATAGAATAATGGATAATTTAATTTACTGGAATAAAGTCTCAACACCACCACCAAATATGTTAAAAACAATAAAAGCTGGTCGGTTAAAAGGTATGTCTGATATAAAACCACAGTGGAGATACCATATTATGACAGAAGTTTTTGGGCCGTGTGGTATTGGTTGGAAATACACTGTTACAAATAAATGGACTGAAAATGGTTCTGATAATCAAATTTTTGCATTTGCAGATATTGAGCTATATTTTTTACACGCTGGTGTTTGGTCTGAACCAATTCCGGGTCATGGTGGTAGTATGTTAGTCGCAAAAGAATCAAAAGGACCACATTCAAGTGATGAGGCTTTTAAAATGGCGATAACTGATGCACTTAGTACGGCAATGAAATTAATTGGTGTTGCATCTGATATTTATATGGGTAATTGGGATGGAACTAAATATATAAACAAGCCACCAGCTCCGCAAAAAGAAATAACAATAGGTGAAGAAAACGTTGCTTGGTTGGTTGGTTTCTGCAAAAGAAATAAAATAATAGATCCATCAACTAAAAAAGAGTTCCAATCTCATTATCAATTCAACCCATACGTTACTACTGAAAAAGAATTTGGAGAGATAAGAAAGCAAATCGAGTCAGAATACAATGAGGCTTAAAATGATATATGACTTCAGCCAATATAGCCCAGAATGGTGGAAAATAAGAGAACAGAGGTTAACAGGCTCCCATGCTCAAGCTATTGGTGTTAACGGTAAAGGATTGAAAACATATACCCGTAAAATAATGTCAGAGTATTATTCTTCTGCTCAAATTGAAACATACTCAAACGATGATATGCGAAGAGGTCTTGAGCGTGAAGACAAAGCGGCAAGTGAATATAGTATTGAACACATGACAGTATTAAAAAAGGTCGGATTTGTTACGAGAGGGGATCATGTTGGAGTCAGCCCTGACAGACTTGCAGATGAAAATGGCTTGGTGGAAATAAAATGTCCTAAAGACTCAACATACCTTGATTTATTATTGGATAAAAAGATAGACACGAAATATATATGGCAAATGCAAATGCAGCTACTTATATGCGAGAAAGATTGGTGCGACTATGTTGTGTATAACCCAAACTTTGAAACACGCTTATTTGTGCAAAGAATCGAACCAGATGCTAAAAAGTTCAAGGCTTTGGAAGAAGGGATTGAGTCAGGAATTAAAATGATAAAAGATATAGAAGAAAGGATGGCATTATGAAAAAAGAAATAGAAATAGACACAACACCATACGAATTAGCTGAAAGGAAATCGCATGATCACATTAAATGAAACAACCAAAACAAAAACAATCGAGATTGACGGATTTGAGTTAGATATTGACATAACTTTTGAATTTACAATATCAAAAGGCTACCCGGCAACATGGGACGAACCAGGGGTTGATGAAGAAATCGAGATTATCTTGAATGAATCAAGAACAATCGAAAGCATTATAAAAGAATGTTCTGATCTGGTTGATATTGAGAAAGAAGGTATAGTAATTGATTTTGGCAATGTTTTAGACGATATACAGCAACTTCTTGATACAGATGATATCCTACATCAAGAACTGTACGAAGATGCAAGGAACGACTATTTAAGCGACCATGGCGATTATCTTTATGAACAGAAAAAAGATAGAGAAATGGAGGAAACATGGGGAAATTAACAGATAAAGAAAGGCAGATTGCAACAAACGCAATAGGCCCACGGTTCGCAATCCAAGTCGGGCCTAGCAAGTCAAGTCTTACAATAAAAGAAATGAATCAAACAGTTATGGAAATAATGTCTTTTAATATTGAGAGGTCATACATACAAGACAATCCTGAAAAATATGATTATTATTTACATCGTAAAATGTTTACACCGGAAGAAATACTCAATATAAAAAGGACTACAATATGAATCAAAAAGCAATATTTGAAGGTCTAAAAGAGTTCGACCAAAACCAAGTTTCTATATACATAGCATATCTTGTAAGGCTTGAAACTGAAAAGAAAAAAGAAGGCCAAAATTTGGTCGTTAAAAACCCTTGGATGAAACATAAATCTGATACTGATCTTATGAGATTTTTTAAAATGGTTGCTATGGACGGGCTTATCTTCGACGGGATTGAAATCACATTGCAGAAGACAGGGATTTCATATAGCTATCAGGCATTCAAAAATAAAATGTTTCTGGCATATCCTGAAAGCGTTATAGATGTCAGTCTTGTTTATGATTCAGACGAATTTAATTTTAGTAAAGTTTCGGGCCATGTAGAATACACTCATAAGATCGGAAACCCGTTTTCTCAAGATATTAAGGGAATGACCGGGGCATATTGTGTTATTAAGAACAAGAGGGGTGAGTTTTTAACGCTTTTATCTGCTACAGACATAGAGAAGCATAGGAAAGTGGCTAAAACAGATTATATATGGCAAAAATGGCCTAAAGAAATGGCTTTGAAAACTATTATCAAAAAAGCATGCAAATCTCATTTCAAAGATATTTACCAAAATATTGAAACTATTGATAATGAAAACTATGATATTGATCAATCATTTGATATTGAGATTGAACACAAGGCAGCTATTGAAAACATAAAAACCGTTGAAGAATTGGAAAAGTTTTGGAAAAAGAACCTATCAAAATCTGATAGCAAAAAAGATTTTAACAAGTTAGTTTCTTCCAGAAAAGAAGAATTAACAAAAGAGGCTGAAAATGCAGATTCATAATTTTAAACAATACAGTCCTGAGTGGTGGAAAATAAGAGAGAAAAGATTGACTGCTTCTCATGGAACCGCAATTGCTTCAAACGGGGCAGGGTTAAAAACTTATGTTCTCGATATTATGCGCCCACTGTATTCTTCTATTATAGAAGAACCATACACAAATAAAACGCTTGAGCGTGGACTTGAGTTAGAAGATTCAGCAGCTATGGTTTATAGTTTTGAAACCGGGAATAGCACAAAAAAGGTGGGATTTGTGACATCAGGTATTTATATTGGAGTTTCACCGGATATTTTAGTAAACGAAAATGGTCTTGGAGAAATCAAATGCCCAGAAGATAAAGCTTATTTTAGATATCTTCATGATAAAAAAATTGATACTGGTCATGAATGGCAAATGCAGATGCAGATGCTTGTATGTAAAAAAGAATGGTGCGAGTACATTGTTTATAATCCAAACTTTGACCAAGAAATTATAATCACAAGGGTGCTGCCTGATAAAAAGAAGATAGCTAAACTTGAGGCCGGTATTGAATCAGGAATTAAAATGATAAAAGATATAGAAGAAAAAATGAAATCATAACCCCACCATAATAAAGGAGAACAAAGATGAATATCACAATAGGAAAATATAAACTATCATCAAGCTCAAATGAGGAGATTATAAAATGAATATTACGATTTTAGCAGGAAACATAGGCAAGAGTCCTGAAATTCGCTATACACAAGCAGGAATGGCAGTATGCAACTTTTCTCTTGCTACAAATAAAAAAGTTAAAGGCGAAAAAGAAACACAATGGCACAGGATAGTATCATTCGGTAAAACAGCAGAAGCTATTGAAAAATATTGTAATAAAGGCGATGAAATAAAAATCGTTGGCGAAATTAAATATGGCTCATACGAAAAAGATGGTCATACAAATTACACAACTGATATTATTTTAAATCAATTTGAGTTTGGTCAAAAAAAAGCTCAGGAACATAGCTATAAACCTAACCCAGGACAGAGAGAGCAACAACCTATACCAGATGACCAAATTCCGTTTTGATTAATAAAACCGTTGCTACGGACAAGCCGTAGAACTTAATATTATTTCCGTATTTTAAAAATAATACTAATAAACTCGCCCCATAAGTAAGTTGCAACCCACCAACTTCTGGCTCGTATCCACCGGCATTCTAATTTTAAAATATCGGATAAAATCGTGCTTGCTTGGAAGTTGGTACAGGTTGAACCATCCACAAACATTTTTGTCTTTTTAAGCTTATCATGGATAATCCACGCCTTTGACACAGAAACAAAAGCATATTTCTTTGTGTCGAAAACTTCTATAGGCCCTGATATGTCAATTGCAAAAGTTGCACCGTCGGATTGAAAGTGTGGCTCAACATGAACCCATTTGGCATATCTCGCAGAATAATACCGTATCTGATCTTGAATTATATACATATTAATACCTATTGGCTTATAACATTTATTCAACGATACTACTTAAAATATTGCCTAACTCTCCAGAGACAGTTAAACAAATAATCAACGTCACAATAACAATCGACAACGTGATATATGCCGTCATTCTGCCCTTAACAGATACAGGCAACAAAGATTTTAAATATTCTTTCATGCGAAACCCTCGATTATTTTTGCAAGCCGTTCTGCCCGTTTAGGTGTTTGGGTATACCATAAACTATCCCTCATTTGTGCTGCTGCCTCTCTTAAATCGTTACATTGAAAAGCAAATATCATTTTCTTGAATTTACGGAATCCACCGAAACCTAAC